GGCGACTGCTTTTGCAGTACAGCCAGCAACAGGCGCAGACTGAAGGGCAGATTGCCGCCGCGAAGCTTTCCACGACCGAAAAAATGACGGAAGCGCATAAGCAGCTTTTGTCATTTCAGCAGCGCATCGCTGATTTGTCCGGTAAAAAACTGACGGCGGATGAACAAAGCGTACTGGCACATAAGGATGAAATTGCGCTTGCGCTACAGAAGCTGGATATCTCACAACAGGATTTGCAACACCAGAATGCCCTTAATGAACTGAAGAAAAAGACGCTCACATTNACCAGCCAGCTCGCTGACGAAGAATCCCGCGTCAGGCANCAGCACGCANTGGCGCTGGCCACAATGGGTATGGGCGATCAGCAACGTGGCCGNTACGAAGAGCNTCTGAAAATTCANCAGCACTACCAGGAACAACTGGAGCAGCTTAANCGCGACAGCAAGGCAAAAGGGACATACGGTTCTGACGAATANCGTCAGGCGGAGCAGGCNCTGNAGGNCAGTCTCGATCGCCGNCTGGCTGAGTGGGCGGATTACAATGCGAAAGTTGACGCTGCGCAGGGAGACTGGACGCTGGGGGCGTCGCGGGCGCTGGATAACTTTCTGGCGCAGGGGGGCAACGTGGCAGGCATGACGGAGAACGTTTTCACAAACGCATTTAACGGCATGGCGGACAGTATCGCGAATTTTGCCGTGACCGGAAAGGGCAGTTTCCGGAGCCTGACGGTCTCCATCCTGGCTGACCTTGCAAAAATGGAGGCACGTATTGCGGCTTCTAAACTGTTGGGTTCAGTACTGGGTATGTTCGTCTTTGGCGCATCAGCAGGCGGAAGTACACCATCCGGGGCATACAGTTCAGCGGCGCTGTCGGTCATTCCAAATGCGGACGGCGGCGTGTACCGCTCAGCAGGACTCAGTCAGTACAGCGGCAGTATTGTTAACAGACCGACGTTCTTTGCATTTGCCAGAGGGGCGGCAGTAATGGGAGAGGCCGGTCCGGAGGCTATACTGCCGCTTCGTCGCGGTACTGACGGTAAGCTGGGGGTTGTGGCAGCAGGTTCCGGAGGGATGGCGATGTTTGCACCGCAGTATCATATTGCAATCAGCAACACGGGGCCGGAACTGACGCCGCAGGCGCTGAAGGCGGTTTATGATCTGGGTAAAAAGGCGGCGGCTGATTTCGTGCAGCAGCAGGGGCGTGACGGCGGCAGGCTGAGCGGGGCATATCGATGATGAAAACCTTTCACTGGAAAGTTGACCCGGACATGGGGGTGGATTCGGAACCACAGGTGTCGGTGGTGAGGTTCGGTGATGGCTACGAGCAGCGGCGTGCATCCGGGATCAATAATGACCTGAAAAAATACAGTGTGACTATCCGCGTTGACCGGGAGGATGGTCCGGGACTGGAGGGCTTTTTGTCACAGCATAACGGTGTGAAGGCGTTTTTGTGGACTCCGCCTTACGGATACCGGCAGATTAAGGTTGTCTGCCGGAAATGGAGTGTGAAAGCGGGATTGCTGAAAACAACATTCACCGCGACATTTGAGCAGGTTATTTCTTAGTATTTTTGATCGAAACGATCGATAAATATGATTGAACTTTCTAACCTGCTGCTGTTTCACTGAGCCCGCACAGTCAATAATCAAAAAAAGGAAATGTTATGAAAAAGATTGTCGTGGCGGTTTTAGTTGGTCTGGCGTTAGGTAGCATCGGCGTGGCTAACGCAGCAGGGTATAAAAATACCGTTTCAATTGGATATGCCTACACAGATTTAAGCGGCTGGCTTTCCGGTAATGCGAACGGTGCCAACATCAAATATAACTGGGAAGATCTGGACAGTGGATTCGGGGCGATGGGTTCAGTTACATACACCTCGGCTGATGTTAATAACTATGGGTATAAGGTAGGTGATGCTGATTATACCTCCCTTCTTGTTGGTCCTTCATACCGTTTTAACGACTATCTGAATGCTTACGTGATGATTGGTGCAGCAAACGGACATATTAAGGATAACTGGGGAAATTCTGACAATAAAACCGCCTTTGCTTATGGGGCAGGTATTCAGCTTAACCCGGTTGAAAATATTGCCGTTAATGCGTCTTATGAGCATACAAGTTTTTCCACTGATGCTGACAGTGACGTCAAAGCTGGAACCTAGGTGCTTGGCGTAGGTTACAGCTTCTGACCTTTAACATCGATACAGATTTAATGCCCTCCAGTGAGAGGGCTTTTTTATGGGTAAAACGAAATTATGACGATATGGCTATGTTGCTGTTATTTCTCAATGACACCACAGGCAAAACGTGCACCGCCACCACCCAGTGGAGCAGGTTTATCGGAGTAATTGTCACCGCCTTTATGGATCATCAATGAGTGACCTTTCAGTTCTGACAGTGATTTAAGGCGTGGTGCCAGTAACGGATACGTGGCTGTACCATCTGCATTGACAACCAGTCCAGGCAGATCCCCCAAATGCCCTTTGTCATTATATGGGCCAAGATGTTTCCCGGTTTTTTCGGGGTCAAGATGTCCTCCGGCCATGAGCGCCGGAACCTCTTTACCGTCTTTCATTCCCGGCATACAACTTGGGTTTGTGTGGACATGGAAGCCGTGAATTCCTGGCGTAAGACCATTTAGGTGAGGAGTGAAAAGCAGACCGTAAGGTGTCTCTGAAACTGTGATTTCACCTATGTTTTCTCCTGTTCCGCTGGACAGGGCATCGTTCATCTTTACAGTCAGGGTATTCTCTGCCATTGCTGAACAACTGATGAGCGCACCAGCTACCAGCGACAATATTGTGTATTTCATTAGTTACCTCGTTTTTTGGTTGTATCGTAAATACCATTAATAAAAGCAGGTATATGTTTGCAAGATAAATAATAAAGGATCTCTCATATATGCAGGATATACCACAGGAAACCCTGAGCGAGACCACCAAAGCGGAGCAGTCCGCGAAGGTGGATTTGTGGGAATTTGATTTAACCGCGATTGGCGGTGAGCGCTTTTTCTTCTGTAACGAACCGAACGAAAAAGGCGAGCCGTTAACCTGGCAGGGGAGGCAGTACGAACCGTACCCGATACAGGTACAGGATTTTGAGATGAACGGGAAAGGCGCATCTCCCCGCCCGAACCTCGTTGTTGCCAATCTCTTTGGTCTGGTCACGGGGATGGCGGAGGATTTGCAAAGTCTCGTCGGCGCGTCAGTGGTAAGGCATCAGGTTTACAGCAAGTTTCTTGATGCGGTGAATTTCAGTAACGGCAATCCGGACGCTGACCCGGAGCAGGAGGCGGTAGCGCGCTATAACGTGGAGCAGTTGTCAGAACTGGATTCATCAACTGCTACCATTATTCTGGCATCACCGGCAGAAACCGACGGTTCTGTGGTGCCGGGGCGTACCATGCTGGCGGACTCCTGTCCGTGGGATTACCGGGATGAAAACTGCGGATACGACGGCCCGCCCGTGGCCGATGAGTTCGATAAGCCCACCTCAGACCCGAAAAAGGATAAATGCAGCCACTGCATGAAAGGCTGTGAAATGCGTAACAATCTGGTGAATGCCGGATTTTTCGCTTCCATCAACAAACTGTCTTAACAGGTTCCCATGATTAACGATGACATTCTGGCACATGCCCGACAGTGTGCGCCTGCGGAATCGTGCGGTTATGTGGTCAGAACGGCACAGGGAGAGCGGTATTTTCCGTGTGAAAATCTGTCTGCTGAACCCACGATGTATTTTCGTATATCCCCGGAGGATTACCTGAATGCCCGGAACCGCGGCGACATCGTGGCGCTGGTACACAGCCATCCTGACGGTAAGCCCTGTCTCAGCAGTGCGGATCGTACCCTCCAGATACAAAGCGGGCTGGACTGGTGGCTGGTCTGTGATAACAGGATACATAAATTCCGCTGCGTGCCACACCTGACCGGGCGGCAGTTTGAGCATGGCGTGACGGACTGCTACACGCTGTTTCGTGATGCCTACCATCTGGCCGGGATTGATATGCCGGATTTCGATAGGGAAGATGACTGGTGGAGTCAGGGTAAAAGCCTCTATCTGGATCACCTGGAGGCGGCGGGATTTTACCGGGTGAATCCGGAGGATGCGCAGCCCGGCGACGTGCTGATTTGCTGTTTTGGTTCACCGACGCCCAATCATGCGGCGATTTACTGCGGCAACGGTGAACTGTTGCACCATATTCCGGAGCAGTTGAGTAAACGAGAGGGGTATAACGACAAATGGCAACGACGGACACACTCAATATGGCGGCACCGGCAATGGTGCGAATCTGCCTTTACGGGGATTTACAACGATTTGGAAAGCGCATCAGCCTCAGCATAAAGACAGCGGCGGAAGGCATACATGCGCTGGCGATACAACTCCCCGGATTCCGGCAGCGAATGAATGAGGGCTGGTATCAGGTCCGGATTGCCGGGAGCGATATGGCGCCGGATACCCTTACTGCCAGACTGAACGAATCGTTACCGCCGGGGGCAGTGGTTCATATTGTACCGCGTATGGCGGGAGCGAAAAACGGTATCTGGCAGGTGGTAGCCGGGGCAGCGCTGATTGGCGCGTCATTTATTCCCGGTCTGAATGCTGTAGCGGCGGCAGTATTGTTTTCCGCAGGAACCAGTATGGCGCTGGGTGGTGTGGCGCAGATGCTGACACCTGTACCCAAAACACCGACGGTGGGTCAGGCAGATAACGGGAAACAGAACACGTACTTTTCTTCCCTGGAAAATATGGTGGCCCAGGGGAACCCGGTGCCGGTGTTGTACGGTGAAATGAAAATCGGGTCACGGGTGATATCGCAGATGATGAGTACCCGGGATGAGAGCACGTCGGGAAAAGTTGTGGTGATCGGCTCCCCGTTACAGGCAAACACCACGTCGCGGCAGGACGGCGGGATTACCAGACCGTCTGTCGTCATCCGGCAGTGATAATCATGACAACATGAGCTGATACACATGACCGCCATTACGGCGGGGG